CCAGGCTGTTGTTGGATCGAACATGGTTTCGGTCCAAAAACAAACCCTTCCAACGATGGGGGAACCCTCGCCAACTTGATACCGTTCGCCGAAATGTTAACCATTTCTTCGTACGAGTCTTGACAGGGGCGGTCGTTCGGGTCAGATGACCATTCTGGGAACCATAGATCGAACACTAAAATTTCGTCTGCGGTTACCTCGATGGTCCTTTCCTCAGTTAACACCACCCCCGGTAGACATCGTTCATACATCGGGATAGGCCTTCCCTCTCGTAATATTACGCTAGGGAGGAACTTCTCCTGACGGACAGACAGTATCGGAGGCGAGGGCACATTCTGCTCATGAAGACTATTTGGTAAAAACAGTAGCCGAGGCCCGAAGAAGAGAGGCATAAACCTCTCCCATCTCCGGAGCTCGGGTACGTAATCCAAAATCTCTTCATAGAGACCAGCCTGTGCCCAAAAGCCGTGGCAATCTGTCGCAAAACTTAAGTCTTGCGAATACCACTGGCCCTTTTGTCCCTTTAAATCGACTGTCTTATGACCGCCGAGAGAACGGGATGAGCGCGGATCATTCAAGAGGAAGTGATCTGCCGCCTTTCTGAATGCTTGTTGCACCAGATTAGCAGCAGTCAGACCCAATGTCGGCACACGTACCTTTAGCCCCTTTTCAGGGGCAGCTAAAGGCACTGCCGGCAAGAGTCCTTCTTGATCGAGAATGATATCCAAAATGGTCTCACATCCATCCATTAGGAGGATGTTCATCACTTTGGATTGACGAATATCGCCGAGGAACATGGCATCGAACATACCGCTCGATTGTACCTGTGCCCCGACCGAAATCGTCTCCATGAGATAGGGAAGGAGCGTACCTTTGGACAATTGGGTTGCCAATTGGAAAACCCAAATGTCACGGTACGCCCCGGAATGGCCCCATCTCTCCCCGCTATAACCTAATGCAGCTGACACACTAGGTTCTGCGGTAAGAGAGATTGGTTCCTTCCCCCTATTCTCTTTCAACCACCGGCGAATGAACAACTTCCAATCTGGAGGTTCAGGGACCGACGGTTGACAAAGCCTGTCTGCCAGATCTAAAATAAGAGCTGACTTCTCAGGCTTTGTAAGTAACGGCGAAGGAAGAGAACGCGCCAGGTATGAAAACTGGAGCGCTTCCACAGCCGTCATCCAATTCGC